ACCTGATAGTCCGTCATCTTGGCTATTTCAGGGGAGTAGTTCGCCTTGCGGTATTCATCAACTTTACGGGATGCCTTCAATCCCTTGCGAACTCCTAAACCAACCATTGTCACAGACAGGGGAACAGTTTCTGCAGCGAAGATTGACATCTTCTCAAGACCAGATAATTCGCGGTAGGATAGGTCAATCATTTCGTACACAAGCTGTTCGGGAAGACCTACGTCCTCAAAGATTGCATTACCCTGTTCATCCCTTTCTACACCAACATATGCTTCGCCGTTACGCATGTTTGGATCGAAGCCTTCATCTCCCGGACTGTAGAGCTTACGAGTGGCCCTCTGATGTCCAGTAGCTCTCCATGCAGCCTGTGCAGCCTCTTCGCTATCAAATTGCGAAAAGAACTTGCTCTTGTACCACTGCTGGATGTCTGTGCTTGAAGCGTCAAAGAAGTCAGACTTGTTAAGCATGTTTTCGTACGGAGCCAGAAAGTCACCAACTCCTGCCATGTTTTTATTCCAGTTTTTTAGCCACCTCTCTAAGTATCCAGTCTCCATGCCATTCGGCATGTCATCGGGAATAGATTCCGCACTCGCCTTAAGAGCAGCAACTGCCATCAATGCGAGAGTAGGCGTACGAGCAAAGTCTCCCGGAATGTTGGATGCTGTACGCGCCAACTCAGTGAGGAAGTCTCCTGTGACAAAAGAGTCAAGAAGAATGTCGGTTACTTCTGGGGGCAAATTGTACTCATTACGTACAAATATCTTTGCCATGTTTTGTCGATTACTAACGATTTCTTGGAAGGCTTCCTGCTGATGTTTCGGGAGCTTTTTGAGAGCAGGACTCAGGCGGAACCCTTCGAAGTCAGGCGTTGAAAAGGCTAGGACAGGCTTGCCTTCCTGCTGGACAGGTACAGATCGTTCCTTACTGAAGATGCCGTACAGTTCCCCTACTTCTGCCGCAGTCATGTTTGCAAAATTTTGTTGGGCAATTTGAGGATTATTGGAGACAGCATACTGACCAACCATCGCAGCCCCATTGACTCCAGACATGGTGTCCCTGAAGCTTTGTAGCATCTCTGCTTCAGTCGGACCCTTCTGCAAGCCCCGCTGGCGTTCAATATCTTGTTGAACGATAGCTGCAATGTCGAGGTCGGAGTCAGGTGCCGCTTCTACAAACTGCCGGGTTATCTTTGGAAAATCGTAAGAATATGTTTGTTGCGTAGCCATGTTTACATTGCTGCCCTATAGTTTCCGTCTGCTTGTTGTTCGTACACTTTTCCTTCGATAGTAACACGGGATGAAGGACTAGCGTTTCCTGTCTTATCAATGACTTGATCTAGGGTCATTATGTTGCTACCCCCCATTGGGGTATTTGATTGTATCATTGCTTGGGAATCGTAGGTTCCGCCGTCGCCTATAACTCCCGGACGTTCAGCAGTGCCTGTTATAACCATGCTACTGTTGCTGTCTGGTATAGGTGTTACATTTGCGTTAGGGGCAGCGGTAGCGGTGGGCTGTTGGTTGGTGACAGAAGGAGCGGCGGAGGTGCCACCCGTATTATCTTTAGACCTAGCAATTTGACCGACAATATCGGGGGTTAGCAGAACAACAGTATTATCCTCAGTTATGCCCACATATTTAGGACTCGTAACTGTCCCCATATTACGAATCTCTTTGAACGTGCGTTCTTTTTCATTGATGGTTACAGTTGAAGGTTCATCAACAAATAAAGGAGTGAGTTTGGCAAATTCCTCTAGTGTCGGAAGCGGGGTGCCTTGACCATCATCCTGCCTGCGCTGTCCTGTTTGAATCAAGTATTCATTACGTGCGATACCTGCAACCTTATCTGCAGATAGTAATTCCCTGTCCCTGCGAGTTAGCTTGTCACCCTTACCTGCAATAGTATTAAGAATACGCAAATTATCGAATTGATCGTTTAGAGTCTGAATAACTGTATCAATCTGATCTAGTTCGGCGGAGATACTAGTGCGCCCAAAGCCCTGTAGCTTTTGCAAGTTACGCATGATGTCGCCATCTGACAAACGACCAGCACTATCTTCCGCTCGTGCTAGGTCAGCAGCAATAATGTAGCGCAGGACATCTGCCTGATTTATCTTAGAGAGGTCATCACCAAATGCGCGTATAAAGCCAGTGGTGTCCTTTTGATTGTTGATTTCGTCAAGTCCCATAGCAGCAAAAAGCTGATCAACTGTACCACCGGCAGCAATGGTAGCACCCACATTTCGTACAACCCACTCAGCCAGACCGCCAGAAACCGTATCTTTGCTTTCAACAATTGACCTGTACTGGGCAAGTTTCTTTCGGGCACTTTCAAATGCGTTATAGCGTTCCCTAAACTGAGTAACTTCATACCCATACAAACTTTTAAACTGTTGTTCAAATGTCCTCGAACTGAAAAAGTCTTCGTTCATCAACCCTGCATTCATCATTTCTTGATGGACTTTGTTTACGCGCAGTGGACGGAATGGAGCAATAACTGTTGCCTGCATTACGTAGTTGTCTTTAAGGTCTGCGTCTTCCATTAGGAACTTGCCAAGAGCAAGGTTTTCTTCCCTAGACAAAACAGATTTACCGACTCCCATATCCGTAAGTGTAGCCATCTTGTTCAGAACAGTGTGTAGGTCTTCTTCGTCTGCTATTTCTGGCAGCTGAACAAAATCATAAAACCACTGTTGCGTGCTTTTTCCGTTAATTTCAGCGGCACGTTTTATCGCACCAAATACTTTTTCAGGGTTTTCTAGCGCGTTAGGATCAAACATAAACGCTGCATAGTCGCCGTTCAAACCCTTTTCTTGGAGTTTTGCAAGTGTCTCTTCTCCATAGAAACTTCCCGGCACAAGTAAAAGCTCTGAGGAAAGCAACGTTTCTCGACCAAAAATATCTTGAGCAGCTTGACTTCCCTTGAAAGCTTCGCTGTTTACCTCGAACTGTTGTCCACTACTTATATTCAAGTAATTGTCAAAGTAGTCGTAGTTGTTAAGTCCTGATAGTCCTACTTTAATTTCGCCGGGGGCACCCTGCGCTCCCTTAGACTTGTAAATCAAGTTACTTGTAGTAAGTCGATTCAATTCATCTACGATGACATCTCGTTCACCTGTATCTTGTACATGAGTTTCAAAGGCTTTCGGGTTGTTTTTTACAGTGTCTGCAAGAGCATCATACAGAATCACATCTGCTCTTCCAGTTCCTACATGATCATTATACTCTTCCGGGACCAAAAATTCAAAGGTGCCAATCTTCTTTCTGATCATACCTTCCTGTGTGTTGTCCACACTCTGCAATAGAGGTATAACGCCGGACAAGTCAGTGTTTATGCGCGGGCCTGCTCTTCCGAATATATCGATTCTTTCCCTATCATCAATTTGATCCTGCATATCCTTGACTGCAGTGGAAAGGATTTTAGCATTGGCTGCGCTAAAATTTTTACCCCCGGTAAGACCGGCGTTCATAATCAGCTTATTTAATTCGTCTACACTTTGCTGCTCACCCATACGAAGTTGAGCTTCTTGTTTTATGTTTCTGGTGAATCCCGCTACAGTACCCAGAGCTAAAGCTGCCAGCATATCCTATTCCTCCGCCACATCTTTCATATTTATAAAGTTTTCTTCTTTTTCCGGTGCGGGTGCGTTACCCTCACGAATGCCCCTGTTCAGGGTGTCAGCTACGTACGCAAACATAGCAGGATTATTCTCTTTCATCATCGTAAAGAACGTCTTATCATCCATCTCATCTTGGGTGAGAGCATCATCGTTTTCGAAGAATCGATACGGTATGTTGTTTTTCTCAGCCATATTAGCGATGTATACCGCAAGCGGACCCTTGATTAACAGCCCCACGTCAGGCATGAACTTTCCCTCTTGGAACGCCTGAAGTAGATACCCCTCAACAAGAACTTCTACTGAGGCACCGACAGCAAGAAGCTTCAGAAGCTCTTGGCGGTTCTGCCTCATTTCTAGGGAATCTATAGCAGACTTCAGAATCTGTTCAGGGTTGACTTGCTGTGGCGGCTGACCCCACGGCCAACGCTCGTTTTCTACGGTCAGGCCATAGCCAGCCGGAGCCATAGCAAAATCATCCTTTGCTTCGATACTTCCTGCAGGTGGGAGAGACGTTTTTTCCATGATAGTTTATACCTGTATATCAGTCTGTTGAACGAGTTGAGGTCGTCCACCCTTTGCCGTATAGCTGATGTTTCCGTACTTGTAGAAAAAATCAGTGACTTGTTTATTCGTTGCGTTATTTACAAGTTCGGACATAGCTGCACTCACACGGGGTTCGGACTGCATTATTTGCTGTATAGGATTTAGACGAACCGGAGCATTGGTGGCACTCCTAGAGGGCAAGTTCATCTGTCCCAGCTTAGTTGGCCGGAGTTGCGGAGCTTGACGCAAGGGTGCTTTGTTACCCTTGCTAACAAAGCCTGCGGCTGCTTCTTTTACTGCAGCCTGACCTTCCGGCCCTATGTTCAGATATGATGCTCCTGCTACGGCGGCTAGTGGCATCAGTGATTTTAAAAGGTCCATTTTTATCTCCTACTCCGACGGGGTATCAGTACCGGGAGCTAGACTGTTGCCTATCCAAGTTGTTACCCAATCGCCTATCTGCATTGCAAGATTATCTCGCTGTTGTTTAGTATACATTTCTTTTGTATTGGCAAATTCCATAGCCATGATGCCCAGTTCGTGTATGCGCTGTACAAAAGATTCTGACTTCGAAAAATTCCACGCCGCGTTGTCGCGGTACTTCTGCCACAAATTATTCTGAGCATTCTGAGTGGTATTAAATGCGTTAGCTACATTTATACGGTTGGTTTCATTCTGAACGGCAGTTGCTGCAGTGTTTACCTGTCTTCGCCACTGCACGTTTGACTGATCGACAGCGTATTGCATTTGCGAATTAAACTTTTCACGACTGTCGCGAAAACTCATATTAAATTGAGTCTGGGCGTTTATTTCACCAGCGTTGAATTGTTCGGTAGCTGCTATACGATTGAGGTTTGCTGTCTCGACTTGCGACGATAGTTCGGCAAAGAACTCTTCAACTTGTAATTCGTTCTTGGCGTTGAATTGTTTTCTTGCGTTGTCCTCTGCTGCATCCTTAAACATAGCCTGCACTTTGGCGTTGTATGAAAGGACTGCACTCTGCTGTCTAGCATCTAGGTTCTTTGTCTCTGTAGAGAGGAGCATCTGTGCATTTGTTACTGCTCCCTGTAGTCTAGCAGATAGGTTGGCCTTATCCATGCCCGCAACTACAGCAGCGTTTTGCAGTGCTGTCTTCTGTTCGTTATTTAAATTCTGTAGTTGTATAGTGGCATACTTATTTGCATCTTGTGCAGCTATTGTTATGCCGGATTCCATAACAGCCTGTGTCATGGCTGCAGCAGCCATAGAAGACCCACCTAAACCTCGTGCCTGCATCACACCACTAATTTTACGCATAGCCGGTGAAGCCCACGGTGGCATGGGCTTACCTTCTTGAATACCACCCAAAAGTTGTTCTAGCTGGTATTGAATTGTAGCCCGTTCGTCTAGTTCTTGCGTGGCTGCTACGGCCTGTGATCCTTCAGAGACTGTGCCCTGAATCTTGTCGATATCAATCTGAGGTGCTGGACCCATCTGTTCCGCACCCAAGCCCGTTATATCGGGGGTGATCTTTGTGGTATCTTCAACTTGTCCTACACCAGAAGGGGGTGCCTCTGGTAAATCGGCTGTTAATCCTTTTGTATCTACCGTAGAAGTGCCGCCTCCAGTATTAGTATTGTCCAGTAATTTATTGGTGGTATCTTCTGTCTCTCCCTCTTTAACTGTAGGAAGTGTAGGGTCAAGCTGCGGAATATTCGAGGTATTTCCCTTAGCTTGCTCATCCATGATATCTTGTATACCCTGATCATTGGATACTTTGTTTGTGTCGGACATGTTAGTTAATTCCCATAAATACTGTGACCACCATCGCAACCACCATCATTGTGCTACCCATTATCATCGCCTCCAGACGCCACATACGCTTGTCCAAGCTGTCGAGCCGCTCTTGGACAGCAGCATAGCGGATGGCGCATTCTTTTTCGTGTGCCTCCAGTTCCATCTGTGTTTTCATAGCGGGTTCCATTGCTAGTTTCATAACGTCCTAGTTTTAGCTCCACGGAGTAAACTGTTGTAGACCGTACTGCACTGCAACCAACTTTGTTTCGCTGCCGTTGGCAAAGGTCACAGCTTCCTGTGCGATACCGATAATCATAGACGGGCTGGCTGTTGCCTTCTGCCCAATGCCAGCCGTTGCAGATGTGCATATGCCGTCACCTACTGCAATGTTACCACCGGAGTTGTTGCAGAGGATGTGGCCGTCGCCCAGAACTGCGATATTATGCTGACCATCATTTACATGGTCTACAGAAGAATATGCACCTAGAACGGCCTTGCTATTTGCAGATGAAGATTTCTGGACATTATATATAATGCCTCGTTGCGTATCTTCCCCCGCGCTATTTTTTGAGTACGCAATTCCAACTGTTTCAACCAGCGTTCCGTAAGGGTAGCCAGCAGCCGTGTCGGATGATGGTAATGTTGCCGGGTGTATTGCGGTAAACGTGCCGTAAGTAACGGTGCCGCTGCTTCCTGTAATGGAGCCAACACTGCTGGCATCACCATCTTCAAGAGCAATGAAAGTTTGGTCGCCAGAGTCTGCACCAACTTGTATTTTCAGACCCTTACGATTGACATTATTGCCATCGTTAAAAATCCGCATCAAGTAAGGGCCGCTGTTATTACCGGTTACGTCAAGATCATGCTCTGGCGCAGCGTTTCCAATTCCGATATAGCCATCACTTCCCTGCACGAAGAAAGAAGAACCAGCAGTTGTGTGTACTTTAAAATCAATATCTTGATCTTCAGTATTAATGTCTGTTGTAGAGCCATACATATTTATACGGCTTCGCATTGTGCCTGCTTTCATTGTACGCAGGTCAAGCCCACCTTCTTCACTTCCATCAGCAACATTATGAATTCTGCTATCAATTGAAGCAATGTTTGTGTCTTCATCAGCATCATTGTTAGCATTAAATGATATTTCGCCAGTATAATCTGAATTAGCAGGACTAGATGAGTTTCGTCTTAAATGCAACTCTGGGCCTACGTTTGCATCCGCGTCTGTAGATACAAGAATAAGATTCTGAGAGTTATCAGAAGTTGTGATTGTAGAAGTGGCCCCTGCAGTAAACGCACCAGTGACTGTTACACTATCTACATAGGCATCCTTCCAGCGTACAGAAGTACTGCCCAAGTCAACGTCACTATCTGACTGTGGACCGAAGATGTTGTCACCCAGATAAACCTGCTCTACATTAGCAGCATAGAAGTGTATTTCGTCAGCAGTCTCAAAGTCAATCTTGGTCTGATCATCTTCACCAATCTTCAAGTCTGTAGCAAGAATAGAGGTGATGCCTGTCTGTGCAGCATCTACCGTAAATGTAAGATCGTAAGGATCACCATCTGATCCGGTAGAAGTATCTGTCCAGTTGGTTGTGATACCAGAACCTATGAACTTTATTTCTTTATCTTTGGTTATAGTTACTTCAGTGCCGTCATCATCCTCAAGAACAAATGTTCCTGAATTGGCATCTACATAGGCTTTGATGGATTGTTGGGTTGCAAGTGCTGCTGCACTGTCAGAAGACATATCATCTTCATCTAGGATGTCTGTAACTGTCGTGGTTGGCATCGCAATACTGTCAACGTATGCAACACCATCAACGTAGAGGTCTTTCCACTCCGCACCAGATGAACCCAAGTCGTGCGTATTATCTGCGGCAGGAAGAACGGCTCTTGTAACCGTTCCTGTAGTTGTGAGTGTGATCTGCGCGACTGCTGATCCTGCAACAAAGTTACTGATTACAACGTCACTATCTTCTTCGCCGTCAGATACATCCTTCATTTGCGTCGTAATCGAAGCAATCTCTCTGGTCGTATCCCCATCACTATCGTGTTTAAATACAATAGAACCGGCGTAGTCATTGTCGGCAGGAGAAGAACTATCCCTCTGCAGTATCATAACAGGTCCGGCAGATGCACCGGCATTCGTACTCAGGACTTCTACCGTATCAGTATCGATATCTACCTTGCCAGTTCCATTAGCGGCTATACTGATTGCACCGTTCGAACCATCAGCTATAGTTATAGAACCGGAATTCGTACCCGCGTTAGTATTTAAAATTAAATCGCCTGTACCATTGGTTGTGACAGTAACATTCGCATTGTTGTCACCTACTCGAACGGTGTCGGCGTCGAGTTGAACATCACCTGTGCCATTCGGAGTGAGTGCGATATTTCCATTTGAATCCGTAGATGTGATTGCATTGCCGTTGATATTGATATTATCAACGTCTAGATCACCAGTTACGTTTGCAGCACCTGTAATTGTCAGGGTGGTCGTATCTATGGTTACAGCAGTTGACGCATCGATATCCACAGTGGGAGATACAATTTCAATTTCGGTATCTGCGTCTATGTCCAGTTTACCATCCGAACTAGACTGAATGAATATACCAGTATCCCTGAACTGCAGCTTCTTATCCGTTGCAATCTCTACATTCGTTGTAGTTTGCAGGGCGGATGAAGTTTGCGTAGTTTGTTGAGACGGTCCTAATTTACTGACTGGCCCACCATCACCTGTGGTAGAGCCGTCGTGAGTGTGGCCTGTAGATAGGGCGAACGCATCTTGGATAGCGTCGAACTCCCCGTCGAGAGGAGCCGCGCTGATGACGTTACCATCCGCAATGTTACCTGCCGTATCGTTTCGTGTGTAACCTGCCATAGTATATTACCTTCTTCCGTACTGGCCGTACTCAAGCACGGCTGCGTCAAGCGAGTAGGGGGGATTTGTATCGGTGCTTTCGAATTGTAAGGACACAGTGAATCCTGATCCCTGTACTTGATCTTCAAATATTGATTTTAGGGTTTCTCCGCTATACACCGCCGTGTTGTCCGTACCGCCAACGCTCGTAAAAATTATATCGTCATTGTCTGACACAGCCGCTGCTAAATTAGGACTGAATGCTAGCGTGGTGGTTGCAGTAGAAGGACTGAGAGAGGCACTACCAGAAATAGAGGGTGTACCTGTGAGTGTATACGTCGTTTCAAAGTTATCTGATGAACTGCTGCTGGTTAACACCTGAAAAGTATCTCCTGTCGCTAGTCCGCTATCTATAGACATCAAGTCTACAACCATGCTTGATACACCCGCCGAATATCCACCTCCGTTGTTTATTTTAGCACCATCAGCAAACTGAACATCCGGCTCTCCAAATATGAACACTCCTCCAGCGGAAGACGTGTTCTGTAAAATTATGCTGTCAGGCTCAATAACTCCCTCTTCACTCAAGTCGTATTTCATATTCAACGATAGTGACAGAGTGCCTTGCGGGTCTGTAAATACAGTAGCCTTGTATATGGTCTTCCGAAGACGCGGATCACTTATCGGAAAATACGGGGTGGAAAAACTGGCTGCTATGCTTCCGCCATCAAAACTATTTCCCGATTCCATCTGATACACATAGCCATCATTGTGTGCAAACAAGATGGTTTCGGTAGTGCCACTATATGTTGAGTCTGCAACATACGCCTTTATTCCCGACGTTTCTGCCCAGTTTATTTCCGCTCCTTGTGAGCCTTGTACTTGTGTACCTATGATTCCTTTCGAAGTTCCTGCGCTGGCTGACCCAGTAAATCCGAATATACGATACTGGGATTTTTCCCGTATAACGGTGGATGCAAAAGATGAGTTCTGTGAAGTTAACTGAACTACCTGTTTCTGGATCGGTTTCGATACGGAGGCCAAGTTAAAGTCTTGGTTACGTTCCGTAGCAGCCACAGTCCGCAATCCATCCGGTCCCAAGAATATCACATCTCCGGATATCTCCTGTGCAGTATCAGAGGCAACGCACCCCACATCATCAGCGATTGGTTGCATCTGAAAATCTTCGAGGCTGTTGCCAACTAGCCGGAGAATCCTGTCTTCTCCGAAAATAATCAGTTGCTCACGGAAAACAATGAGATCAGTTACACTTGTACCTACATTGATTATACCACCACCCGAAGCTGCTGTAAAGTCATCATCTTCAAATGGAGCAGAAAAAATGACTTTTTCGCCCTTTGCTACAAATATATGGTTCTTGAAGACCGTTACATGACTAGCTCCTTCTATATCAGAGGGAGTAGATAGCTTGCTTAGTCCGGTTGCAAGAACACTGGTGAGGATCAAAGGATAGCCTATACCATCTACGATAAAGAGTTTGTCTGTGCCGTCGAAGTTATACTTGGCAAATCGCGCTCTTGATGTGTTTGCACCTAAAGCTATGGTAGGCTTTGTGAAGGTCAAAGTTACATCGTTAGACACACTGACAGCAGTGTTTACCACTATGTTATTCTGATCCGTCACTGTGCTTACCGTAACAGTTCCGGAAATTCCCGTCCCTGTAACTGTGTCACCCACCTCAATAGTTCCACTGTTACCGTCTAGGACTATGCCAGTAGCACTACTTACGGCCCCATTCACCACTGCAGTGGCTGTCTCTACAGACAAATCTGTCCACGCACCTGAACCGCTACTCGCGGCAAATAACTTGGGGTTCCCCGAACTCTGGTCACGAGCTACAATCGCACTGTCTTTATAGAAAACAACCCCTAAGACATTGCCCTGACCAGTTATGGCGTTTGTGTTAAACTTTGCAAATCCCTCTATTCTGCGATAGCCACCCTCTGTAGAAGGTTCGAAGTTATTCATAACACGGGCTGAACCGGGAGCCGCAGCACCGTGCTGTAACGGACTCAAATTAGAGATTAGCCCCCCGCGAAATTCGACGGGGTATGTTTGCCAACGATCCGGCATGTCTAGGTTGCCCTTACATAATAGTTTTCATTTACAAGTATCTTACGCATGTTCTTCATGCCATCGTCAAACTTGCCCTTCGATATCGAAGCCATTTCCATATTGTCCCTGAACATGTAACAGTAGTACATGGCACCATCTACAATGACATGCTTGTAGGGTTCTGGTATTGTGGGAACATCGTCGTGAAGAGACAAAGCGACAGGGTGCATGAAGTATTCGTATTCTATGGTGTATGCCTTGTCCGGCATAGGAACGATTCCGAAGTATCCATCCTGTGATCTGAATACAATTTCAGGTGTACCGCCCTTAGATGTGTCCGTCTCGTCTTCTTGATCTATGAAACGATCTATGTATTCGACGTAGGTTATCTTCTCTAGTTTTCTTGCGTTGTTTACATTTACCGAACTGTCTCTTTTCAGACGAAAGGTGTTGAAGTCTATATACTTGGCCTCATCCGCAAAAGAATAACGTGTTTCACCTGCAACGAGTGTAATTTCATCTGAATTATGATTGTAGGGCCAGTAGAGATAGTACTGGTTAATATCGTGTATGGCAGAATTTACAGAATCTTTTACAGTTCCGTAGAATCCTTTTGCCGCAGAAAAATTCGATGTTGTCAGTTCGGCTTCGTTAAGACGCCTGTTGACGTTGTTTACAATATCTAGGTAATCATATGCCATCAGCTACGCTCCCTCACTCGCAAATTTATCATTCGCTTTGTAACAATCGCAGCACTGGTCTTTGCAGAGGTACTGGTAGTTATCTCGCATATAAGAATGTAATCCTTATTAGCTATTCCTCCCTGAAGAACTATAGATGCTGTAGTGCTAGTAACAGAAGGAATACTGTTAACAATCAATCCATTCGTAGGATTAGCTACGCTATCCGTAGCATCTAGATTAGATGAGGATGATAGAGCTACGGATTCGTCGCCCTTGCTTTTTGCTCCTAGATCATTCGGAAGAATATACCTCCACTCTACGGAAGCAATGGTGAGCGTATCCAGATAACGGGACCAGTCTACCGTATAATCCAGAAGTTCATCAGGGTCTTTGTCGGGCCAACGAAGTGACATTTTACGCTACCTTTACTACTCTTTGAATGACTTGTGGCACAGAAACCATTCGTGGTTTTTCTCTTGAAACAGAAACGACTCTCTGCTTTTCTTGAGTTATATATACAACGTGCTTCTTGGATTCTTCTATTGATACGTGTCTGCGAAGTTCACGAGAAATGGAAACAATTCTCTTGGTGGGATGAGCATCTACATTTGTCACTCGAATAGCATCTCTGGGTATGGATACTACTCGTGTCGTCTCAGGGGAAACGAATGAAACACGAGGCACCTCTCGACCTACGTATATTATATTCTCTAGGGGTCTATGTACGTACACCTGTCTTTGAGGCTCTTGCATAACATAGACAACTTGATCTCTTGAATAGAGAGCCGGATCAAGTCGCACTGACGGATCAGTGTTAGAGAAGGTTTCTACAGAAAATGATGATACACCAAACATCACGGTTTAGTTGGCCAGCTAATGTTGTTCAAATCAGATTGCTTCGTTACATCGCGTAGTTGCTGCCTGTAAGTGCGCCAAGCTGCCGTGTTGCCGCCAGCATCTTCCAGTTTGTAGATTTCAATGTCGGCCTCTTCTAACAAAGGCCAACGGCTCTGACGTATATCATCTAGCTTCTCTGCGTCTGTAGGCACATCAGCAGTATCACCCTCTGCCGCGTCAACCAGAACGCCATCTAAGTATCGTTTGCTCATGCTGGTAATCCGTATAAACTAAAAGTGCCACCATTTATTTGACTACCAAAATCATGCTCATAAAGACGAATAAAGTTGACGGCTGTTGCGCTTTTATAGACGCCGCCTCCTACTCTTACTGTTTGATAATAGTCTTGCCCATCATCTGTGCCGCCACTGCGATCTTGAACAATGTGTGTCATGGATTCTATTTGAAATGTTTTGTGAAAAGCAGTTGAACGTAGGTTAGAAAAACGAATTACAACGTTGAATTGTGCAGTAGAAGAAGGGCTTGTTTCGTATGTGCCGTCTCCGGTTAGCTGCCATTGTGCGCCATTACTTGTGTTTATAAACCTAGAAGGAGTATCTGTAGAGGTAGCTGTGTGATCTAAAGCACGACCCTCCGTCACTACACGACTTACATAAATAGTGCTTGTGTCTTGAGCGTTGCTTGTGCCTAATCGCATCCTCAGTCTAGTCAATGCCGAAACTGTTGCTCCTGATATGACTAACAGATAATCGTTGTAAGTATCAGTAATCAGGCTCGACCCAAAATCAACGCTGGACACTCCACTGCTGACCGTCGTCGTGTTCAGAAGAACTGCGTTGCCGTTGGTCAGGGCTGCTGTGCCGGTAGCGTCAGGCAGGGTAATGGTGCGGCTTGCTGATGGAGTGGAGGGTGTAATGGTCACATGATAAGCTGTGCCACCCCACGATCTAAACTGAATTGTACTATCGTCTTGAAGAAAATATAAACTTTTATTAGCGGCAGCAAATGCGTTTGTTAGGGTGCCGTTGACCATATTGCCAAGATAAAGCCAACCATCTTCTGTGCCGTCAGTTACATCTGCTGTAACACTGGTTATTTGATTATAGACTACTTGCTCATCAGCATCATTGTCTGCATAAAATCTTATTTTACCTTCTGTGGCAAAATTGGAGGCATCGCTATGGTCGTCTGATTTTAAATCAAGAGTAGGGCCATTGTCTGCCGTTGACGTAATTGCAACAACATCGCCGGAAACACTCATGCCATCGGCTGTCGTCTCCAGCTTCTTGACGTTGTCGTGATAAAGTTCGACTGCGCCACCCTCAAAAGCGTGGAGTAGTTTTTCTGAGTTTCCTCCATTGTTGACCTTGAGGGTATTTGTCCTCATTAAAACCACGCCCGTACCAGCGTCGTGTATTATGCTGTTAGAGCCGTTGTGGTAAATTTGTAGGTCATTTCCAGCACCGAATACTGCCTTCGCATTGTCAGCAAACTCTAGCGCATCGTCAGACTTGTCCCAGACGACATTGTAGCTTGCGCCAGTGAAGGTAACGTCATCGCTAAACGTACCACCGGCTAGTGGCATAGCCGCTATGTCAGACAAAACTTCAGCCGCAGAACGGCCTTCGATATCTGTTCCGTTTACTCGTAAGAAGTCATCGTCTGCAACACCGGACGTAAATTTAGGGACATTCGTATTCGATATACCTGTGTCCAGCACCGCTGCTGTGCCAAGCCCCAGACTGGTTCTAACAGTAGCACCGGACTCTGCAACAAAGTTGCTGCCATCACCCACAATAAAGTTGCCGTCTGTTACAGCGAGGCCAGCTACATCTTGAAGTTGCGCGTCCAGTCTGGCGTTAGGGACGGTGCCGCTGCCTAATTCAGAAGCGTTCAAGGATGTGAGACTTGCGCCGCTACCGTCGGTAAGCTGCACCGTGCCGGTGGCGTCGGGAAGGGTAATCGTGCGGTCACCAGTTGGGTCAGTGACGGTTAGTGTGGTTTCGTGGGCATCATCGGTCGCACCTTCAAACTTTAGATTTACACCAGTGCTTAACCTGATGTTCTTGTTAGAAAATACGGTGTCGCCATAACCCTGCAAAGATATACGGCCCTGTACAGACGATCCAGCTTGCCCTACAGAAAGAATTAGACCGCCATCTTCAGTGCCGTCCGTGTTATCAAGCAGTTTTGCGGTAATTGTAGCGTAATCAAAGGACTGACCAGCGTCGTTTTCGCCCTTAAACTCTATCCGCCCAAGTAAATCATTATCGGCTGGGGATGAGCTATCACGCCGAATTGTTAAAAGCGGCCCAGCGGCATCACCAGTGTCGGTATCTGTCAACGTGACATCGCCAGTGAACGTGCCACCAGCCAATGGCATGGCCGCTATGTCAGACAGCACTTCAGAAGCAGAACGACCTTCGATATCAGTGCCGTTTACTCGTAAGAAGT